TCTGCGTATCGAGGAAGAATTGGGGGTTTCCGCCGTTTACCCCGGCAAAGCCGTGATCAAACAGCTTGGCTGAAAAGCCTGATAATACATGCTAAAACACAGGCGGGAGCGATCCCGCCTTTTGTTTGCCCTCCGGCCAGAGCCGCGTTTCCTGCCCTTGTTGCGCGGGAACCGCAGAGTAGCGGTAAAACTCAGCCGGAGCTGCCTTTCCTGCTTGCTTTGCCGGTGCTTTGGGTTAATTTGTATAATATGCTTTCATTCGATATCTGAAAAAGACAAGGAGCAGAAATGGATACTTTTCGTTTTTATAATCCTACGCGGATCCATTTTGGAACCGGGATGATAAAAAACATTGGCCCCGAAATGAGCGCCGCCGGAGTGAAGAAATGCCTGCTGGTGGCTGGCGGGGGTTCCATCCGCGCAAACAGCGTGTACAACCAGGTGGTGGAAAGCCTGAAAAGCAGCCATATTGACTGGATCGAGGCCTGGGGCGTGCAGTCCAATCCCACCCTGGCAAAAGTGCGTGAGATGATCCAGGTTGCCCGCCGGGAAGGGGTGGACGCGGTTCTCGCGGTGGGTGGCGGTTCTGTGATCGACAGCGCCAAAGCGGTGGCGGCGGGCTTCCATCTGCAGGATGTCTGGAACGCTTTCACGGGCACTGAGCGGATTCAGCAGGCGCTGCCCGTTTTCACCGTGCTCACCATCTCCGCCACCGGCAGTGAGATGAACGGCAACGCGGTCATCACAAACAGCGAAGAGATGAAGAAGTGGAGCATAGGCTCCACGCTGCTCTATCCCAGGGCAACCATCATCGACCCCTCCGTGCAAAGCAGCCTGCCTTTCAAACAGACGGTCAACGGAGCCCTGGATGCCACCGCGCACATCCTGGAATACTATTTCATGGACGACAACGCGATCGCCACCCTGGCCATCAATAGCGGCCTGCTTCACACCATCACGGAGATGACTGACCGCCTGAAAGGCAACGCTTCTGACCTTACCGCCCGAGGCAACCTTGCCTGGAGCGCCACTTTGGCCCTCAACGGGATCAGCGGCGCCGGCCTCAAAGGCGGTGACTGGGGCTGCCACACCATTGAGCACGCCTTTTCCGCGCTCTATCCCAGCATTGCCCACGGAGAGGGACTGGGAGTGATCTTCCCAGCCTGGATCGAGTATGTAAGCGAAAAGTATCCGGATCGCTTCACAGGCTGGGCCAGGAATGTCTGGGGAGAGGACAGCGTTCCCTACGCCTTGCGCCGCTTTCGCGAAAAGATCGAATCCTGGGGTTCATCCACTTCGCTGCGCGACCTGGGCATCAAGGAACAAGACCTTGCCACGCTGCGCGACATCATCCTGCAATCCGGCACCATCGGCAAAATCCACCAGTTTGGCGCGGCGGATATCGAAGCCCTGCTGATGCTGGCCTATTAGGAGAGTAAGCGGAGCCGGAACCACGCCAAATGTAATGTGTCACCCAAAGCTTCAAGCTTCTTTCACTTGGACAAATGGGGATAAGTCCTTATGTGGTGGGGAGATATGATGGACTTGTTTCGGACTTGGACATCGCCCGTTTTGGACGTATTTGGACGTCTTTGTGTCACCGAAAACTTCAAATAGCGCTTTTTTTGGACTGGACTTGGACAAACGAGGGTTTGCCAGATATCAATCGATTTTGAAAAGCCGCATCTGAAGTGACAAATTCCCGATGAGGATTAATTCCAAACCCTGATCCGGGTCTATAATCTGGACGTTATAGTCCATATTAAATGGCTGTAAAATAATACGACTATTAGCTGGATCGAGCACTACTTTCTTTAGCGTGACTCCGTCACTGGCACGAACCGCACATACCTTTCCATTGGCATTATCCCAGTCGATGCTCTGTTTGATGATCACAATGTCCTCATGCAGGATATTGGGCTCCATGCTATGTCCGTTAACCCTGAAAGCTATGTAGTTATTATCGTTTCCGGGTGCGAGCGTTCTGGGCACCTCTACGGTCTCGCCCAAACTCCGGCAGTCTATGACGTCCTCTCTCGGCCCCGCGGAAATTTCGCCAACAATCGGCAGCGTAATTGTGCGAGTATAATCTATTGTGGGGGACTGGATTAGCCCAGTCTTGCTGTCGACGACCTTCATCCGCTGTTCCAATTTTTCCTTCATCCAGCCATCGAAATCTTGAGTTATTTGCGTAGTCCCCTCTCCGGTCAACAACCAATTTATGTTCACTCTGGCCTTACATAAGTCGAGTAAAAGTTGGGGTTCGGGGAGTCGATCACCCGATTTATAGCGGGCTAAAGATGCGTTCGAGATACCAAATTTTTCAGAAAATTGGTAGTTCTTTAAGCGCATTATTTTCAAGAGTTTTCCTAGTCTCTCCCCGATCTCTCGAGCGGCCGGTGTTCCTCCATTAGGCAACTTTTTCATTGACATCCTCCATACGGTATCTATGATTGTCCTGAGACAATGCTAAAAAGCCGTATAGATGTGTCAATGACTTTTTTTTCGAGTGCGTTTCTCAATGGCGTTTACGCCGGCGAGAAATGAATGTTTGTGAAAGGCGCTGGAAAACGCAGAAAGGACTTCCCAAGATATTGCACGTATGGAAGTTAGCACCCGTAATAACTAACCAGAGAGGTGAAAATGACCATGAAAAAGAGACCAGGCGGAGGATGTGAATCCTGCCAAATGAAGAATGTCCAAGTCCAAATTATCGAGTCCGGACTTGGACACGCGGGCTGTAAAGTCCCGCTCCGTATAGCTTCGAAGCATACGGCTTCTTCTTTGTGCGAGATTTTGTCCAAGTGCTCCGTAAAATGTCCAAGTCCATGTCCAAGTCCAAGTCCAAAACCTGGGAAATGTCCAAGTCCAAATCCGAATCCTGGAAAATGTCCAAGTCCAAGACTTAGGGAATGTCCAAGTCCAAATTCGGATTTCTGTCCAAGTCCAGATCGCCTGCCCAATGCCAGATTAGATTTGGAAGGTTATCTAATGGAAAAAGACATCGAGCTGTTATGGCTGCCCCTGGCCAGGGTAGCAACGCTGACCGGTAAGTCGGTGAAGACGATCCGGAGAATGGTGGAAGATGGGGCCTACGTATCATTGAAAAGAACGGTGCCGAGTGGCAAAACTCACACCACTAAATCATTCATTATGTCCGGTCAGGAACTGGCGGATTTGGATAAGGCCTATTGCCGCAAGCATAGGATGAAACCGATCCTGATGTGTAAAGAGGAGATGACGATCCTGGAAGCCCAGCGGATCAGCATCTTCGTGATCGGCTATACCAAGGTAAAGGAGGATAATCATGCAGGAGACTGACGTCTTTGAACGCTTCGACTACGAGCATGCGGACGAGAACGTCGCTTTCGTAGGTGCGGCTCTACGAGCCGGAGTGAAGCCGGTATTCAAGGCTGTATCTGAAGATTATCAGAAACCTCTCCATACGGAGATAGATTCTGATGATTTGAAGATCGAACCCGTAATCAGCGAGTTTGAACTGGATCGGCAGCTTGAACCAGTCCCTCAGAACACTGATTCCGATCTGCCTATATATAAGGAAGAGGAGGTCGAGCTTGAGGATGACGAGGATGAGGCTGAAGAGCTCAATCTCGAACCGGAAAGTAAGGAGCTACTAAGCTGCAAGACAGAAGCGCAGCTGATGTCCCGCTTCTGTGAAACCGCCATTATGACCGTAAACGATTCTGAAGCCAAGTTAGAGGCTTGGCAGCAGATCACCGCAGACTACAACAATGGCCGACTGCTGCCGGAGCTATACGAGATCAGAGGTAAACGCACCGAGCGCTCACTGCGCAAGTGGGTTGATGCCTATCTGGAAAACAGCCGGGACATGTTTGCTTTGATCCACAAGAGCAAGAACCAGACTCGAGGCCGCAAGGTAAGCTACCTGGAACAGCAGTACCTCCTGAATCTGCTCTTATCGCCGCAGAAGATCAAGATCGGCTCGGCTATAGCCACTCTTAAAAGCTATGCCAGGTTGGGCTCTCTGGAGTCCCCCAGTTCCGAACCGACCCTGAGACGCTGGTGCAGGGAATACCGAGCCAATAACATGGCGATCTGGACCCAAGCCCGGAAGGGCAGCAAGGCAGTGGCGGAAGAGATCGTGAAAACGATCAAACGGGATAATGACCTGCTCCAGGTAGGCCAAGTCTGGGTAGCGGATGGACATGACCTCGCCTTCGATATTATCAATCCCAAGACCGGGAAAGCCCAACGCATGACCATGATCATGGTCATCGACTGGGCCTCCAGATACCCGGTAGGCGCATCCCTGGCCTATAGCGAAGATAGCCAGCACATTCAACTGGCCTTCCGCAATGGCTTCCTCAACTGGGGTGGAGTGCCCAAGTTCGTCTATCTCGACAATGGCAAGGCCTTTAGATCTAAGCTGTTCAATGAACGCTGGACAGATCACGATCTCGCCAACGAGTTATCAGGTATCTTCCCCAGGCTGGGCATCGGTGTAGTCTTCGCCGAGAGCTACAATGCCAAGGCTAAGATCATCGAACGCTTCTTCAAGACCTTCCAGGAACGCTTTGAACGCTTCATCAGCAGCTTCCGGGGTGCTTCAGTGGCAGATAAGCCATCTACGCTGATGCGTAACGAAACCTGGGCTCGCAAGATGTACGAGTCGAAGCCACCTACAATGGAAGAGGCCATGCAGATGATCGGCTTCTTCATCAGATACATGTATGGCGAGGCTCCTCACAGCGGACTGGGCGGTAAGACTCCCTGGTCAGTGTTTAAAGCTGCGGAAGTGCCCGAAGCCCAGATGATCGAACCTAAGCGCTTGAACTACCTGATGATGTCCACCGTCCGCAAGACACTCCGCAACAATGGCATCGTCCTGAATAAGCTGCAATACTGGAGCACCGAGCTGATCGAGCACATGGGCAAGGAAGTCCTGATCAGATACGATCTCTGCGATGCGAGATGGATACTGGTCTATGACCTGCAGGACAACTACATCTGCCAGGCCGAGGTCCGCAAAGCGGTCGATCCCTTCATCCACCTGGATATGGAGAACGCGATCTCAGTGGCTGAGGTCAAGAAAGAATACAAGGCCATCAAACGGCACCAGAGAATGATCGCCAATCGCACCAGGCTCACGGTCAAGAAGACTCAAGAAGTGGTCGATGCCTACGTGAAGAAGCTGGTGCTGCCTCCCCAGGAGGACAACCCAACCTTTATCCAGCCGCCTGCCATCGAAGCTCCCAAACCGGGGCCGGATCAGATCATGGAAGCCCTGGAGAAACAAGCCATGCAAAAGCTCCCCAACCTACTCGAAGTAATCAAGAAGCCTGCCGGTCAGGATGATGATGAGAATGGGGAAATCAGGCCTAAAACACGCAAAGAAATGCTGAAGTTCATCGGCATACAATAGGAGGAAAAGTGAAACAGAATCAACTCGTCAGAATTCGCAATGTGGTTGAAGCTGACAACTGCATTAACTATCTGGTTAACCGACCTAAAACAGAGATGGTGGGTCTAGGCTTACTCTACGGCAGGCCTGGCTATGGCAAGACCGCCTTCGCCCAACGCACCGCTTATCAGCGTGGCTACATCTATCTGCGGCTGGAGTCCCATACCACCGCCAAGACCTTCGCCAACATGTTGGTAGCCACCTTGTACGATCACTTGAACATGAACGATCCGATCCCCATCGGCACCTCCCAGAACCTCTACAAACACTGCATGGATATCCTGGATGAGCATCCCAAGACGGTGATCATCATCGATGAGATCGACTATGCCTTCGATCAGCCTAAACTGCTCGGAGCTATCCGGGACATCGTGGACGAGACGCTGGTCATCATCATCCTGGTGGGCATGCAGACTGCCCGGGATCGCCTCTCCAGGCTCAATGAGCACTACTTCGACCGCTGCAATGCCTTCGTGGAATTCCAGCCTGTAAACAAGAAGGATATCAGATCTATAGCCCAAGAGGTTATGGAGATACCGGTAACCGAGAACATTGTGGAGGACCTCTATCAGACCAGCAAGGGCAACCTGCGTAAAGCGGTCAAGATGATGTACTCCCTCGAAACCGGGCAGATGCTCCCTGAAGATAAGCCCAGTAACGTGATAGATCTCAAGGAGGTAAAGTGACACCCACCGAACTGGTCAAGAACTTCGTAAAGCAATATCGCAAGCCTTTCGCGGCGGAAACGATAGCCGGATACACTACAATAGAGACCGCAGAGATCAAACCGATTCTACAGGATCTCACTCAGACAGGCTTGATCAAGGAGGTCGAAACAGGCATCTTTGTAAATGCCAATCGCTACAATCCGATCCTCTGCTATGGGCAGAAGGGAACATGGAACTTCCATCCCAATGCCGCTAATCAACTACTGAACCTGATTGAGAATGGCAGCTACACCTCAATCCGGAAAATAACTGCCGACTTCCCTCGCAGCCGCCAGTGGGTCTATGTCTATCTGGAAGCCCTGGCTTCAATAGATGCCATCGGCTTTGATAAAGTCTACTACGTCAAATCCAGAGCCAGGCTCAAGGAAATCGGCAAGCACATCAAGAAAGGCATTCTCCACGAACTGACGTGTAAACCGCCTGATCCCAATGCCAAGACTAAAGAGCAACTCAGGGCCGAAGCCGCAGAACGTAGAAGACTCAGGCAGGAGAAGAAAGAAGCGGAGAGTAAATCCAGGCAGGCACATAGATCTTATAGAGCCGCCAAGAAGACTGAGTGGGAGAAAATCAAATCCTTACGTCGGCAGGCAAATGAGATGTGTAGGCTGATGGCCGAAGACTTCAGACAAAGATACTCCAAGCAAAACTACTCTAACTAGGAAGAGAGGGCATTCTATGGATCAGGAACTGAGAGAACGAAAACTACGTCAACAAATCCACGCCATCCGGGTCAAGAAGTTTCACTGGCCGTTGGACGCATTCAAGTTCATCATGAACAGTATGGGCTATGGCGATTCGCTATCAGCTCTATCCGAAGATAAGCTGCTCGAGTTCAAGGCCATCATGCTCAAGTATCGCAGGCATGGTCGCCCTCTCGAATACAACTACGATAAGCAGGGCAAGTACATGCACGCCCTGATGAAGACAGCCGGCTGGACTGAATCCCAGCTGCGGGCATTCACGATCAGTCACTATTCCAAAAGCCACTGGAACCTGCTTACCAAGAAGGAGCGCAGGGCGGTTATCGCCATGTTTCAGTCCTACATCAAGAAACAAGAGATCAATCAATCACCAAATAAACCAAGCGATCCTAAGGAGGATTCAAATGAGTAAAGCGAGCACACCCGTCAAAGAACGCACCTTAACCGATGCTCAAGGTAGGGAATTCCCAGTCAAGGTGCTGCACACCGAAATAGTGGAAAAGGATGCCGCAGTCAAGAAAGCGATGGACTGCGCCATCAAACTGCAAGAACGTATTATCTCCGACAAACAGAAGCTAATCCAGACCATCGAGAAGTATCTGAATGACGCGGCTCGCAGGAATAACCTTGAATGGAAGGGCAATGCCCTGCTCATCAGCTTCGATGAGAAGTATCGGGTCGAGATGCGCTTCCGGGAGAAGATTCAGTTCGGCATTGAACTGCAACTCGCCAAGCAGAAGATCGATGAGTGCATCAAAGCCTGGTCAGCCGACTCCAATGACAATCTCAAGGCTATCGTCAACGATGCCTTCCAGTTGGACAAGCATGGTCAGTTGGCTCGTTACCGCATCTTCGCCCTGCGTCGCTTCAAGATCAAGGACCCGGTCTGGAAAGAAGCGATGGAACTGATCGATAAAGCCATCCTGGTCACTTCCACCAAACAGTACATCTCGTTTGCAGTGAGAGACGAGGCCGGTAACTACAACAAGATCGTGCTGAACTTCAGTGCTCTGTAATTCTGTCGCATCCTATACCAGCAGATTTTGACGGAATAATGGGAGCTACAGATGATGACCGCAGAAATGACCCAAGGATCGAGGTGAACGTGAAGAGTTTCAAAGACCGCTACTATAGACCGGATGAGATCGCCGACGTGCTGAACGTCGCCCGCTCCACCGTCTATCGTATGATCAGAGACATCGCTGATCCTCTTCCCGCTTATCGCATCAATGACAAGGGCCCCTTACGGGTTCATGGCAAAGACATCAACAAGTATCTGGTAAGCCACAAGGTAAGACCTGAATATGAGTAACGCACTGGAGTTCCGCATCAAGCGGGACAACTGCAAAGAAGCCTATCTTAACGGCAAGACAGATCCCACTGAGCTGGCGGTGATCTTCGGAGTATCCGATATCACCGTCCGCAAGTGGATCAAGTCCGGCAAGTGGGACGAGATGTTCAAGGAAGAGCGTAAGCTCGACCATGAGATCAACTTGGCTCGCAAGAAGGCTCTCATCCAGGCACTTCGTGAGTATGCCAAGAACCCTGCGGACACCGCTCTGCAGAGCCTTGTAAGCCTGATCAAGCAGAACCAGAAAGATAGTGAGCCTGCCAAGGAACTGAACGACTATATCGTACGCTTCCTGGATCAGGTGACCGACTTCATGATTGAGAAAGGACATGAGACAATGCTGAAGCAGTTCCAGGGTATAGTCCTTGACCTTGCTGAGTACTTAAGAGTAAGAAATGGATAATATTACAGTCACGGACATGGTTGCCTCCAAACCTACACATCAGCCTACCCTCCAAGCCTACAGAACAGCGGAGCCGTTGCCTCCGGCTCCGCTGAACCTTCCGGAAAACCCACAGCCTCCAAGCCAACAGCCCGACATGGTCAGTCCTCCGACCTCCGGGTCCCCGACGCCCGTCCCCCTGGGCGTCGGGGGGTTACCCGGTTATGCCTAAGAAGTTCATTCAGCGGCATAACAAGGCTCTGACGGAGATCGCATCCAAAACGATCTCCGTCTTGCCTTTTATAGACGATAATCCTGAAGCCAAGACAGAGCGGATAAGACGCACTACAGCAGAGGGATGGGATGCCTTCTCGTTCTTCTGCCATACCTATTTCCCGCATATCTTCCCACTACCTTTTTGCCCAGCACATGAAACCATGTTCGATGAAACTGATAAGGGCTCAGGTATCATCGCCATCACCGGTTTTCGTGGGCTGGGCAAAACGGTACTCATGGGAGTGGTCTATCCTATCTGGAGGATCATCAAAGGTGAACGCTACGTAATCCATACTGCAGCAGACGTAGATCTGGCACAGGAGAGGACAGCATTCACCTTACATGAACTGCAGAACAATAAGCGGCTCACTATTGACTATCCTGAGCTGCAGCCTGTGGATGCCTTCGATCTGGACTTCTATCTCAAGAATAAAGCGAGAATCAGAGCCAGAAGTATCAAGCAGAGTCATAGAGGTACTATCAATCCCAAGACTGCCAAGCGTCCCGGACTGATCGTTTGTGATGATATCGACAAAGAAGAGAACATGGGTAACCAATCCATCGGCAAGAGACGCATGGAGAAGATCTCCCAAGAGCTTGCCGGAGCACTGGCACCTGAGGGTGGCGGTCGCATCATCTGGCTCGGTAACCTGGTGCATCCCAATTATGCCATCTGCCAATTTCAGGAGCTCATATTAAGCGAAATGCGAGCCGATAATCCCGATTTGGACTTGGGATACCAATCAGTCCTGAAAACGCACCAAAAAGCGATTTTACGCTTCTCACTCGAAGATATGCATGGCAAGTCCACTTGGGAGGCACAATACCCCACTGCCACTCTACCAAACCTACGAGCAAAGTTCGGGATGACAGGCTATCAAAGGGAGATGTTAGGTCAGCCGGTAATCGAAGGTAACATCTTCAAGAACCACTGGTTCACCAAGTATAGATCTCTGCCTGATCCATCACAGATGAAGCGGGTCTGGCTCTATGCTGATCCTGCCTGGGGAGAGAAGGGCTGCTTCAAAGCCATCGTCTCCATAGGCTATGATGGTAATCGTTTCTATGTGATCCACGTCTGGATACGTCAGACTGAGAATACCAAGTTCTTCAGATACTACTACGATGCCTATCAGGAGTTGGATCGTACTTACCGAGCGAAAGCCAGAGCAGCCTGTGAAACCACTTACGGCCAGGCTCGCATTCTTGCCGACTTCGACAGGTGGGCACAAGACAACCACCTGCCTCAGATATCGCATAGAATCAAGCGCATCGATAACAAGGATAACAAGAACCTGAGGATAGAGAGAACCGAGACTATCATCGAGACTGCCAAAGTGCTATTTCCGGAGGGTCAAGACACGCCCACTCTGATCAGCCAGTTTCTCACCTATCCTGATGGCTATATCGATGGCTGTGATGCCCTTGCTGGCTGTCTGGAACGTTTCTCGGAATACGATATCGGCAGGAATAGAGTGAAAGTCCGGAGGTTCTCCTTCTAATGAACTACTATGATAATCTGATGTTGGAGTACTACCGGGTACTGAATAATGCATGGAAAACCGAGATCAAGGATGCAGCCAAGCTTGCCATCCAGATGCTGAGTGAAATGCCCCGAGCCGAGAAGATCAACAAGGACTCCATTGATAAACTTATGGGCATAATCAATACTCAGTTGGGAGATGACTTCGCAGCCCTGGTCAATGAGCCCACCAAAGCGATAATAGACCGCTGTGTGCGTCTCGGACTCAGGGACACCCAAGTGCAAGCTCCGACTAAGACTAGTATCGGGCTCTGGGGCATAGAAGATCAGCATCTCTCCTCAACCATTCAGAAGCAGCAGTTGTTCTGGATCGGGAACCACTTTGAAGCCGATGTGAGGCAGAACTTCGCCGACACCCTCTCCAAAGCCATAGAGCAGGGATATACCAAAGAGATGCTGGCTGATACTCTCAAAGACCAGTTCAATGATCTCGCAAACAAGTCATCCCACTACTGGCAAGGACTGGCAGAGCATACCGCTCTCAGAATACGGGAGTTTGGAAGGTTGCAAGGCTACAAGAAAGCCAAAGCCAAATACTACAAACTCGTAGTGATCCTGGATGATCGCACCAGTGATATCTGCCGGGCATTGGCAGCCCAGGATAAGATATACCCCCTGAACGATGCACTGGAAGTGATGGACAACCTCATGGCTCTGGATACCAAGTCTAATAGCCTCGATGATGCCCGGGAATACATCAAAGCACTTGCACCCTGGGTCAAAGACGATCAGATCGAATACGACTCAGAGATGAACCCGGTAGGTGTCTCGGGAGCACATACACCGTTCCCACCGTTTCATTGGAAGTGCAGGACTCAAACGATCATTCTATAGATGCTAATTACTATATCCTCAACTTTCAAAGTATCTCAATACCTGTATAAGTCATTAAGTTGTGTTCAGCTTGTCATTTAGAACTATTTAATCTGGATGTTCTTAATGTTAAATACGAAGATATATTCGTTAACTACATCTTCAATCTGTAAAGGTAATAGTACTTGGAAAGTTCTATTTCTGTAGGGTTCGACCTTTGTATTCAAATCTTCTACGGAGTAAGCTGTACTAGGGAATAACGGTATTTCTCTCCATCCACCATACTGACCACTTGAATAGTAAACATTGTCAGTAGGGAAAACAAGATCTTCTATTGAGCCGTTTCTGACAACAATGGTTGGAGGTTGTGGGTTGGTTCTGTCAATGTACTTAACTCCTGAATGCATAACTCTATGGCTACTTCCATCAACATCCACATAAGCCGCTTCGTCCCATATGATTTTGATGGAGTGATTAGTCTTATTTGTTAAGCTGAAATGGATTGCGTCTGTTGTAGGCAACCACAGTACTCTTACCATTTCATCTTCAAATACATACTTATTTACTCCTGCTTCTTGCGTAGTAACGATTTTTTGTTCTCCGTACCTTTCTTTAGCCTGTGCTGGTCTTTCAACTTCCTGAAGTTCGAAGTCATAAAGTGCTTGATTGAAAGTAACGCAACCCATCAAACCAAACAGCATTATGATGCATGTCACTAAATAGATGGCTGGCTTCATGATTAACTCCTTTGTTATTTATTTCTATCGGAATGATTTATCTACCAATCAGACCTTACCGAAGTAATGTACTCGCCAAGGACTGAAGGAGTGTACTCAAGCAAGACTATCGCTTGATCAAACAACTCCTCTACTTTCACTAAAGAGATAACTTCAAACGGATCGATACTAGGTTGGTTGTCTCTATCCGTTGGATACCTGAAACTAATCGATTTGTTATCGATCAATCCTAGGCCCTTGAAATTATTACATCCATCAATTAGTTGTTTGAGGCATGTTAAGAGGTTTTCCATTTGCGCCTGAGCTGTTTGTTCAATTTCTATTTGATGTTTTTCTTTAATAATTCGTAAAGCCAGGTTCAGCTGGTCTTGAAACTCGATCATGAGTTTTGAAATGTCGTGGCAGTTGCTCAGTTTAGTAAACCCCAGGGAACTATTTGTGTACTTCACTAAATACCGGATATTGGCTTTGAGTCCAATCTCTAACGCATGCCTTGCAATAAACAGGATTGGGAATGACATGAGGTCTACTGAGCAATTCTTATCCTCAGTAGCTTTTATAAGTGCTTTGAAAGCATATTTGTATGCCCTTAAGTATGAAAAGAAATCTGGGTACAGCCCTACATTCGCTTGCAACAATGCTGATCTTTCTCGAGGGCTCATGTGCATATTTATCCTAAGCCTTAAACCCCTGGTACACACTTTCAGGTAAGTAATATGGACCGCCTTTACCTTCAGAGCGCTGTTTGGCAATATACTCAGATGTCCACGCATCTAAAGCCGTCTTTATAGGTTTCATTCCAAACTTCACATGAAGCGCTATATGAGTTTTCAAGATAGGCGGGCATAAACCAGAATCCATAGATTTTAATCCATTTAAATTTGCACAGATAATCGGAATATCCAAGTCAATAGCCGCCTGAATTTCCCATCTGACAAACGTGTATAAATTTTTCGTGTGTTCACCTACAAGCAAAACGAAAGACTTAGTGTTGTTTAAACGTTCTCTAAGCCTTCTTTTAATAGTATCTTCTGAACTTGTCTTCATCAGATTATTCAGGTCATGAGCATTATGGAAATCAAAATCGATTTTATCATTCTCTTTCCAAGCTGTCATCATGCGATAATACTGAATATCTGTATCAGCATCGAAAGCTACATAAGTTTTATTACGGTAAGACATTCAACCCTCCTTTTTGGGTTGTGGTATGGATTGGCTTAAAATTATGACTAAAAAGATGAACGAGATCACTTGCTGAGTTGTTTGAAGGTATAGTCCGAACGTATTATCAACCGACAAGGGACAAGGCAACAGAAACGTATTGGAAAGACTGTACTGGAGCACACTGAAAAAAGTGGATGGAGCGCTATTTCGCCAATGGATAATTCTCGATAGTCCATTCCAGTATAAATAGACGTAACATAATACATTGAAAGCAATTGCAAGCATTAAAGTTAGAAATCTCCTAGCCTGCCAGTGTGAGCAATTGTCACTTGGTTTTCTCCAAACATGGTGGTAGAAGTAAGTAAAAACATTCATAATGAGTAGATACAGTACAATTCTGAGATTAACAGGATTCTCGGGCAGGAAGATAAACAGAAAAACGAGTAGGAACTTCAACACAATGAATATGTCTATCGCCCAATTATAAGTTGCTTTTTGATTTATCTTCTTATGTAGGAGTCTGCAGAATTGATAGAAAAGGATTTTAAACCACTCAACAAGGTTTAGAGCCCAAAGAGTTTTTATTATCACTGAGGCGATTACGTAGATAAAACCATACTCAGATCTTACCTTGTATTCGTTGGTCAGATAAGACAGCATTTTATCAAAACGGTGCTTTAGCATTCTTTCCCGGGATACTCTTTTGTTCTTCATGAAGGTATAGATAATCCCATGGCTACTATACGATTGATTAATTTTATTCTCAAGTCCTCCCCATCTTTCCATAGGATGTGTTTAATATGACTTGTATCGAATTTCATGTCATTTTCTGCACTTTCCTCACGACAAGTGAGGATAACTGGAACCCCAAGCCCATAGGCAAATCCAGCTTCATAGTAGACGTTTTGGCTTGCATCCGTCACATCTGCAATAACAAATCTGCTTTTCCGTATGCCAGCTATTATGACATCCGTTATGCTATTACCATGATCATCATCCAGAGTTACATACGGAATTAACCCACATTCCGATATTGCCGGAGCAATAGCACTATAATAGATTCCCTTCATTATCTCATTTGTATCGAAGTGAAAAGCTACAAATACTTGCTTTGAATAGGGACTTTGTTCTTTAAGCTCCTGTACTTTTTCCCATCCTTGTAGAGTTAACATTAGAAACTCATCCGAAAGATGGAGCCTTCCACCATTATCCAATATTGGATTATCTTTCCCTCGACCCTTAATATAATCTAACTCATATGCAGATTTCACGATAAAGCAAAAATCTGATTCATTCTTAGCAAAGCAAATTGGATAGTCTTTTGAAGAATCAAATCGCACGAAATCAGATAAAGAGGCTTGATGGCTTGCTATGTATTCAATTAGCATATCAACTTGTCGTAATGGTGTAGAAGGCAGAATAACACCCTCCATGAGATCGTTTTTAGTCCTTATGGGCATAATAGACGAATTGCCAGATTGTTCACGAATAATTGATTGCCTTTTCAAGCATCCAATAAATTCACTTCTTGGAATTGTTTTGTTATTGACTATATCATTGACCAATAGCCTGTTAACATAAACAAAACCACAGCAATTACACTGACCAGAAAAGAACAAATCGATAGGATCTGCAGTAGTAGATTTTAAACTTACTTGGCAGTCTGGTCTCTCACATATTGGGCATTTTACGTTGTCCATATCACTCATTTACTAAGTATTCCAGAGATTGTCTATCAGTTCTTTGATTTTATGCTCATAAATTGTTATAAGCTGCCATGAGCCGTTAATAAATTCATGTTCCATATCAATTTTATCGATGATGGAGTGTTGGATTTGAAGGTCAGGCAAGGGGATATTTAAATCACTCACATCACTTTGATTAATGCTAGGGTAAGAACCTTTACCCATCCTTGATATCATCTGATCAACCATATAATCTGATAACAGCATGTAGTACATGTACTTTGGATGTATTAAATCGTTTGCTCTCAAAACTGCGAAACCAGTCGAAACAATAGTTCTATCTGGCACAGTATCAAAATAATAGAAGGCTTTCAGATTAGGTCTCACAGTAGAGATTATCACGTCCTGAGGTTTGACAATTCTACGGGCTCGGGATGGTGCTTCTGATATGGAAATTCGATTTAATCGTGCTATCGAATTTGTGGAATTATCGATAGAAGCAATGTCGATGTAAGTAAACCAATCATCCCACAATTCTGATGGATCTGATGACTCTGGATTTACAGAACAAACATCCTTCATTTTCACTTCACCCCAATCTGGATCGATATTGATAAGCGGCTTCCAGTTATCCAATATCTGCTTTGCACCATCAATGATCCTCTGATAGGAATCAATTTCAGTAACTACCTCTTCCTGTACTGAAAGAGATGGTAATGGAATTTGAAACTCAGCTAAAGTAGACAGGTTAAGGTTAGAAATGTTTGTTGTTGTGTTTGCATTCGTTTTAAAATAATCCCACGCAGCCTTTGATCTAAGAATTCTGATCAGATATTCACTCATTACTGAGTCGCCAGGCCTGATGACTGACATAAAAGCACCAAATGATAACTTTTTAACGTCTGAGTTAACCAGAGTCGTTCTTCCTAACAAGTTCAGGCTGTTTGCTGTAGATATCAAAATATCACCAGGTTGAAGAAGTTTTTTATCATCTTTAAGTAGTGAGATTGGAATATGATAAAGGTCTTTGTCGACTATACCTGATTCCTGAGCCGCCTTTGTTGTAACTACCGGCAGAGAACCATTACCTGCATTCTCTAATTGATCAGATTTAGAGAAAGTAATCCCACGTACAAACTCAGCAACATCTCCTAGACGTGTTATCTGGTACTTACTATGCATTGTCTGTGCTAATTGGTATCGTTCTCCACTAAGATTGAAATCACCGCTCTTCGCTAGTACTGACTTATCCACTAAGATCACATCCTTATCTGGGGCATGAAACTCATTCCCTGAAAGTATTGCATTCCTATAAGTCATCGCATTGGCGAAAGCAGTAGGTAAGTCGTTTGCCTCTATTGGTCGCCTTTGTGCCCCGAGGTCAAAGCCATCGTTATTGATCTTGAGAAAGATGATCTTATCAATCTTTTTGGCTAAAGCTCGGTCGATCCATAGGATAGAGGTCTTAACTCCAGCATAGGGATTGAACACTCCACCCGGCAGGGAGATCACGCCCACAAGGTAGTTCTCTTCCACGAGTAGTTTTCTAAGCTGCTTATAAGCGCCCCCACTCTGGAAGATTATGCCTTCTGGTACAATAATGCCGGCTTTACCATTGGATGTGAGGTGCTCAAGCATGTAGTCCACAAAGAGTACTTCGCTACGTTTGGCTTGTATCGTGAATTTCTGATGGGGTCGGATACCACCCTTGGGAGTCATGAAAGGTGGATTGGCGAGGATAACATTGGCATATTCATTCCAGCGGTCGGTGCTGGTGAGGGTATCATACTCATAGATCTGGGGAGTGTTAAAGCCATGTAGGTACATGTTGACAAGGGAGAGCCGCACCATCTCAAAGGCGATGTCGTAGCCCTTTAGGTTTTTATGTAGGAAAGCGCGTTGATCTGGCGTGAGTAGGTCTCCATTGTATTTCTTGCCGTTTTGAATCACCAGTTCATCTAGGGGGGTATTGTGGATGGTAAAGGTGTGTGGGTCAGCGTTCTTGTCGTAGTTGGAACTGTTGGTCTTGATTATATGTTTATAGGCCGAGATCAGGAAACCAGCAGTCCCACAGGCGGGATCAAGGATGCTGTCTTCCTTTTGCGGGTCAATCAGTTCTACCATAAAGTCAATTATATGCCTGGGAGTCCTGAACTGACCAGCGTCACCTTGTGAGCCGAGGACAGCAAGGAGATACTCAAAAGCATCGCCCAGCTTTTCACTGTGCTCATAGGTGAATTCATCGATGCACTTGAGAAAGAGCTTAAGGGTTTCCGGGTCCCGATAGGGCAGGAAAGCGTTCTTGAAGATATCCCTGAACAGAGTAGGAATAGATGCATTATTGGGTATCTTTGCCAAAGCATCCTGATATAGCATGACCCTACCTTCGCCACTGAGCTTCTGATCGAACAACCTATTCCAAGCATACTGGGCAAAGTCTCCGGCAAAGTATTTGGGGTTGCCTCCCAACTCTATGGATTCATTGTCCATGTCGTACATGAATTTATATATCAGAGCAATAGTGATCTGCTCCACTTGTGAGCTGGGGACAGGGACTTTGCCCACCAGAATGTCTCTGGCATCGTCAATTTTCTTTTTGGTGACTGAATCTAACAATCTATCTCCTACATGAACTTATTAAGGATTACATAGTCCTTAATGTATTCTGGGATGGTTACTCGCCAACTATCTTTAACCGCTTTGAAATCTTTCATGGCAAAGCGAGGATAGGTATTGAGTTCAGCATAGTCTTTATGGTCGATAATGTCTCTCAACCGGTTGTCTGTCACATAGGCCTTGAAGTAGTATTTGAGAGCCGGAACATTGTCGGCAGAGCTTGGTTTGTAGATAGATATAAATTTATCGAATTCGGTATTAAGCAGTTCGTCTTTGGATTTGAAGCCTGGGATCAAGCCAAAAGCTTTCTCCACAATCTCTCTGAGGGTTAGCCTGCGATCAAGTTGCAAAGAATGGCGCAGCTTCTCCAGGGTAAAATGCTCTTCAGGTTTATCAATCATGGTTTGATTGATGTAATCTAATACAAAGTCCCATTTACCATCGTCAACACCTTGCTGGATCACAGGGTCTTGTTTGATCTTCTCTTCAAATTTTTGGAAGAACATCCGATCTATCTTCATGCCCTCTGCACCGATGACCTTACGTTCTATCTTTGCCAGAGGATCAGGAGTGTGAATTTCTGCACCAGTGGCTTGAGGTTGAGGAGGTTCCCCGCCAGCAGGAGGGCTGGTTCGTTCCGTGAAAGCAGGGAGTGCAAGAACCTGGTCATAATCAAATTTCTCTTCAAAATACTCACAGACGGCAAAGAAATCAAAGAGGATAAAGCCTGTTTTGATCATGTCTTGGTTTTGCTCCTTAAGAGCGGGATCGATAAATTGTTCGCAGAAGTCGTGCCTTCTGGTGCCCCTGCCTTTAATCTGGATAAACTCTGACGGTGAGAAAATAGGGCGCATCAAAGCTATGTTTAGGATATCCGTGCAATCGTATCCGGTGGTCATCATACCTACAGTGACACATATTCTGGTCTTGGAACTGCGGTAATCAGAATTGAAGTTGCCTCTGCCGGAGAGGTTATTGTTGGCAAAGTTTATACTCATCTGCTGAGCCGTTGGGATGATGGACGTTACCTGCATGGCAAAATCGGAATTGTACTTGCCAGGAAACATCTTATCAGCCATCACATTAAGGATTTGGGTGATCTTAGTGGCATGCTTTTGGCTAACAGTAAAAATGATGGATTTGCCGATCTCTCCGCTGATCGGGTCATACATCGCATTTTCCATAAAAGTCCGGCAGAGAGTGACATTGGTATTGTGAGAGTAGAAGCGTTTTTCAAAATCTTTCTCTTCAAAGTAAGTGATGGTATCTTCGCCTTGGGGTTTTGGTTCCACATAGGCATAACCTTGATCTGAAAGCAACTGGGTAGTAACCTGGGAACGAGCATCGATCACGGTCGGACTGACCAGATAACCATCTTTAACACCGTCAACCAGAGAATAACGAAATGTGGGGATTCCGCTTTTGCAGCCAAAGGTTTCATAGGTATCCAGTAGCAATCTACGCTCATAATCCCTGGGGCTGTTCCCGTCAGGAACGGCATTTTTTATGTAATCTTTGGGAGTGGCGGTTAATCCCAGTTTGTAACCTACAAAATACTCAAAGACAGCTCTGGCATTACCGCCAATGGAGCGATGCGCTTCATCCGAGATCACCAAGTCAAAATCTGTGGGGCTAAAATGAGTTCTGTATTTGTCTCCGGATAAGAGGGATTGAACGGTCGAGATGACTATCTCCGCCTTCCGCCAATCTTCTTTAACTTCCTTATAGACGACAGATGTGAAGTCGTTTTTTAGGTATTTTACCATATTGCGTTGGGCTTGATCTTCTAGTTCGAGCCGATCAACCAAAAACAAGACTCTATGAGCGTTTCCGGTCTTAAGGAAGAGTTTCATTACCGCTGCTGAGATAAGGGTTTTTCCGGTGCCTGTAGCCATCTCAAACAGGAAACGATTAGCACCATTGCGTACAGCGTTTTGGATAGATTCAACCGCTTTTACTTGATAAGGTCGCAGAAGGCTGAGATTGTGTTTCTTAAGGTATTCTGACTTAGTGTCATCGTTGTGAAAGTCCGGGTTTTGGTCGTAGTCATGTTTTTGGGTTATGGCGATGTATCCGGTGGTGATAATTTCGTTTACCAACGCATCAGGATCTGGGTTGTAATGTTCATATCCCTTCATGGACTCTGGAGATGGGAATTTGGTGATAATATATGGATTCCCCTGCTGCGTATCCCAGAAGTAATGCAGATTGCCATTGGAGAGCAGGATAAAGCGACAATTCTGTGATCGGGCATAGGCTCGAGCTTGCTCCTTGCCCACAAGCGGATTGTGCTTTTCTGACTTGGCTTCCAGAACGATGATGGGATGGGAGTGCTCGTCCAGAAGTAAAAAGTCAATGAAGCCTTTGGATGAGGACTCAAAGTCATTTCCATACTCATCTATCATCTTTTGAGTGATTTTCGTCTGGTTTTCTAAGATAATGTTGGTTTTCTTGCCCTTTTCATCAAAGAACCGCCAGCCAGATTCTTTCAGCAATTCGTTTATCTTTATCCTAGCAGAAGCTTCTTTCATACATTACAATCCCTATTCGGGTTTGAGTTCGTAACCCCATTGTGTATCAGGATTAAATCCCGCTTTTTCCATAGCTTTTCTACATTGATGAACTATTGCTACAGAGCCATGGTTCCCATCGTAGTAATATCCTGTATTCCCTATCTTTTTTGGATTTCGTGGGAAATAACTAGGATCTCTCGAAACCTGGCATGTTTTAGGTAGGTTTGCACTTATTAGTTTATCAAGGATTACTTTGTAAGTAAACTCCTTTACTTGCTGCCAAGTTTTGGCAGGATACCATTCATCTATAACAAACACATTAATGGGATCTTTCTTAGCAAAATCAGGAGGCTGCAAATCTATGTTCAGAAGAGAGCGTTCCTTACTGCCATTATTAGATTTCTCTGCCGTTTTGGATTTGTCCGAGTCCTGCGGTTGAGCTTTGATTCTTGAGCTATTATCCATCAAGTATGATTCGGCTTCAGATTCGGAT